GGGCGATGTGATCTGGACGGCCACGTTATGGGCTTTTCGGTGCGGTTGCTTTGCCATCCGGAAAACCAGCTTCACCTGCGACAAGGCATAACCAGTCAGATCATCCAATCCGTAGTCGTCATAGGCGACTTGGTAGATGTGACGGCTATCGCGCCGATCCCGACCAATCATCAGCGTGCTCGATAGGTGCTGGACAATATCCCGCCCGTTAGCTTCGTCGATGGTGTTCTGCTCGAAGGGGCGCGCGATCTTCACTTGCAGGATCGAGATCTTCTCCACGCCGTCGACGAGGTGCTGTTCAAGTCGCTTGAGCATGGCGTGCGTCGAAAACCCCAGAAGATCGAACTCACGCATTGGCATGTCGTTGATCGCCCCCTCGCAGGCCAGCACAACATCACGGAAGATGATGGCCAGGTCACGGCGCGACTCTTTGTCCTCGCAGAACACGCCAAGCGCACCCGTGTCGGGCTCCCACGAGAAGATGGCCGACATGGCAGCGGGTTCTTCGTGGTCGATCACTTCACCGTCGGCGACTTGTTTGAAATGTGCCGTCGAGCCATTGAAGGTCGCCGTGAGCGTGTGCAACAACACTGGCGTCGAATCGTCTGCATCCTCCCCGCCGCAGCGATCCGCATGAGCAAGGTCGCGGCGCGTGAATTGCTCGATGAGGATCTGGTCGGCGGCAACCTTCGGATAAAGGGCTGCGATTCGGGTACGCAGCACATCCTGCACGTCGACGTTGACCTTCGGCTCGATGCCTTTTGGCCCGAGATAATGGCTGGAGAAGTTTTCGCTCTTCCACTGCCGATGCATTACTTGCAAGCGCTCGGCATGCTCAAAGCGGTGTTCGGCCTTGAGGCCGTCCGAAGGAAATTCCTGGAGGAGATGCAGGTGCAGTGCGCGGCTGTACCTGTCGGTTGGCGCAACCAGTACCGCCGCGTCGCCCCCATTCTTTTCGTCGAGCAAAGACTGGACGGCCTGCGCGCCGTACTCATCGTCCAGCAGTACTACCAGTTCAGCCGCACGCTCGATGCGCCGCTGTTTGTCGGGCATGAGTTTGGCCACGACGTGAAACAGCGCCTTGCGCGCTGGAATCGGCAGCACACCTTTTGCGACCTCGACCAGCGCCGCAATTTCAGGCAGCGTGGTGTCGGCGGCGCGCTCGACCAAAGTCAAGATGAGTGCCGGTCGTTTTACCTTGCGCGCCAGGGTCACGAAGTGCTCCATGCAAGGAAGGACATCGGGGCCATCGTCCGATTGCCGGTTGCGTGCTTTCTTTGATGTCTGCTGATCTGCAGCCGACTCTTTTTGATTTGCGATGTTGTTTTGTTCGACTGCCGTCATCATGAAATTCCTTTGCTGAATGAAGTGCGCGATTGCGCGATCGGTTAATTACTGGTTTCAAAAAATGCCGACACGAAGTCGGCGGCTAGGTGGAAGCAGGGTTTATGTAATTCCCGCTTCCGGCTTTAAGAGCCCGTACCGTTCCATTCGGACTTGAATGAAACGTCGATGAACACCGAAGTGTCTGGCTAGTGTTTGTTGAAGTTCAAACATTTTGTTAGGGCTGGAGAACATTCCTTGCTTGGTCGTCAATTGGATGGCGAGCCCGGGTATGTCGGGGTCCAGAGAGGGACTGCGATTAATTGTCACACCATGCTTTGGAGCGAATTCCTCCACTACGCGATACAAATGCTGACGCGGCACAAGCAATGAACCCATGAATTCGTTCGCGCGCAGCTCCGCAAAGTGGACATTGCGCACAAGCTCGCTGTTACGTTCTGCGCTCGGCTCTGGCTGTTTTGCCAAGTGCTCGGCGTCACGAGTCGTGGTGCGGTAGGCCTTGCGTGCCAACTCCGAAGGGTCGTCAAACAGACCGGGGCCTTGAGCAGCGGCGGCAATCCAGCTCGGCGCATCGAAAATGGCGTGGCCCAGCTCGTGGGCAAAGGTACTGAGCACCAATTCCTCGGATGCCGTCTCGCTGACGGGAGAGACGGACAGCATGGTGGCATCAGGTGATGCATCGGGATCAAACTCGCAAACACCCAGTACCGGATTTCCCTGCTCGTCGTTGACGGCGTGTTCGATGTCGACCCACAAATCGAACCGGATGCCGTTGATTTTCAGGCTACTGATGTCGCGCAACACAGACAGCGAGACGGCGTCGGTGCTGGCATCAACCAGTTGCTGGCGAGCCAGCACTGCAATGCCTTCGACTTCAGAATGTTTGATGTAGCGAGGGAGTTTCCGGTCACAGCACCGGTAGGCGAGAGTTAACTCCGGCATTCATTTCTCTCCCGTCGCGCGTTTGCGATACATCCGAACAATATCGCCCACGTCCTCTCGCATGTCCGGCGGGAGGCGACTGGCTTCGATGAACGCCTCATCGGGGTTCTCACCAAGAATTTCTGCGGCTCTGCGGATCAGTTCGTCCTTGGGCGGTTTTTCCATCTCGCGCTCAATACGCGACCAATAGGCCGGTGAGATGTCGAGTTGGCGCGCAAAGTCATTCATCGCAATGCCCTTCGCGTCTCGTTTTTGCCTGATGTAGGTTCCGAAACCCATAATGTGACCCAGTTGCGTGATTGGTTAATTGTCGCAATCATATCGACAGCAATCGCAGCCGTCAACTGTTTTGTTAACGCGCAACTTACGAATTTCGGCGACCGCAAGAAATGACCGCCGATTGCTCTCCTTTGCGATCCTCTTCGGAAGATCGGATTGATCATTTGTGACAGTTTCTATTCCCCGGAGCCGTCATGAACAACATCGAACTCAGCCCCCCATCCGAGATGTCAGCCAGCGCCCGCGCTGGTGAAATCACCGCCATCCTGGCAAACGCCATCGTCCGCACGCTCGTCGCAGACGAGCCGAAACAGCGAGAAGTTGGCCTTGGCTTCCTGCCCGACCAGCGCGTTCATACAACCCCCTATCCACAGGAGAAGTAGTGATGAACGAGAAACAAGCATCCGTCGCCGCACAGATCGCCGAGTTGGCCAGCATGCCGATGTCAGAACTCTGGACGGTTTGGGATCGGTACTTTCAGGATCGCCCCCAGTACCCCAATCGCACGCACGTCGAGTCCCGCATCGCCTACAAGATGCAGGAGGAAGCCTTCGGCGGCCTTGCGCCAGAGACAAAGAAACGGCTGGAGGCCATCGGTGCCAAGCACTCGCAGATCAAACTGCGCGCAAAACCACGCGAGTTCGACTTCGCTCCCGGCACGATTCTGCTGCGCGAATGGGGCGAGCGCGAACACCGCGTGATGGTTACCGCCGAAGGACTGTTCGAACACGAAGGCAAGACCTTCAAGAGCCTGACGGCGGTGGCACGTCACATCACCGGCGCACATTGGTCGGGGCCGCTGTTTTTTGGCCTGAGCGGTAAGGGAGGTGCACAATGAACGACGCCATCCAGATCGCCAGCCCAAAAACCCGTAAGCGTTGCGCCGCTTACTGCCGGGTGTCGTCGGACGAACGCCTCGATCAGGAGTTCAATTCCATCGATGCCCAGAAGGAGGCAGGCCACGCCTACATCGCCAGTCAGCGAGCCGAGGGGTGGATTCCCGTCACCGACGACTACGATGATCCGGGGTTCTCCGGCGGCAACACCGAGCGCCCAGGGCTGAAACGACTGCTGGCCGATATCGAGCGCGGCAAGATCGACATCGTGGTGGTCTATAAGATCGACCGCCTCACGCGCAGCCTCGCCGACTTCGCCAAGATGGTTGAGTTGTTCGATCAGCGTAATGTGAGTTTCAGCGCCGTCACGCAGCAGATCAACTCAGCCACTTCGATGGGTAGGCTGATGCTCAACGTGCTGCTGTCCTTCGCGCAGTTCGAACGCGAGGTCACCGGCGAGCGTATCCGCGACAAGATCGCGGCAGCCAAGCGCAAGGGAATGTGGATGGGCGGCGTGCCACCCTTGGGCTACGACGTCGACAACCGCCTGTTGGTCATCAACGAAACCGAGGCTGCAGTGGTGCGCCGCATCTTCGAGGAAATGCTGACCATCGGCTCGCCGACACAGATTGCCGCGAACCTGACCGCCGAAGGCGTGACGACAAAAGCATGGACAACGCAAGAAGGCCAGACCCGCAGCGGCACCCGCATCGACAAGAAGTACCTTCACAAGCTGCTGCGCAATCGCATCTACCTTGGCGAGCTGTCGCATAAGGGGAACTGGTTCTCCGGTGCGCACACGGCCATCATCGACAGGGCTCTGTGGGGCAAGGTGGCGGCATTGCTGGCAACAGACGGTCACACGCGCTCGGTCGAGACCAAGATTCGGTCGCGCACCGATGCCTTGCTACGTGGCCTGCTGTACACGCCATTGGGCGAGCGGATGTACCCGACCTACTCACGCAAGAGCGACGGGCGCAAGTATTTCTACTATGTCTCAAAATCGGAATCCCGCTTCGGCGCGCCGGGTAAGAACTACGAGCGCTTGCCCGCAGCGGAGATCGAGGCAGCAGTGGTGGCGCAGATTCGCACGGTGCTGACCAGCCCGGAGTCCATCGCCTCAGTGGTGCGTCACATCCAGCGTATTGGCGCGCAGATCGACGAAGCCAGCACAGTGATGGCGATGGGGCGACTCAACGACGTCTGGGATCACCTGTTTCCTGTTGAACGGCATCGGATCGCCAACCTGATGATCGAACGCATCGATCTGGTTCACATCGGCGAGGTGCAAGGCATCAAGGTGAAGTGGCGGGAACTGGGCTGGAACACCCTGATCGGTGAATTCACCCCGAGGGGGATTGGCGCGGAACTGTTGGAGGTCGAGTCCTGATGGACAACCCACTCGAAACATTCGTGCCCCTGCTATTCAAGCGCAAGAAGGGACGGTTGCTGCTCGGGGAAGGAAATCTCGCGCACGATGTCACGATCATCGAGGCCGTTGCACGGGCCATGCATTGGAACGTGCTGCTGGACAGCGGTGCCTACAAGAGAGTCACCGACATCGCGCAGACCGAGGGATTGATGCCGACCACTGTGGGCAGGCTGATGCGTCTGGCGCGCCTTGCCCCCGACATCGTTGAACAGTTGATGGCCGGAAGTCAGCCTCGACGGCTGACACTCCTATGGCTGATGCGAAACGACATCCCGGCACTTTGGCCAGAGCAGCGCCAGATGCTGAAGCAGTTCAAGTAGAGGACGAAACATGCCCAAGAAGACCTACGGCAAGCAGACCGGCCGTGCCATCACCCACGAACTTCCAGCACCGGCCGGTGGGGTACGGCTCGAAACCTTTGTGCCCTGGACGCTGGTCAAGCGTGGTTTCAAGAAGCAGGTGATCACGCCGCTGGATGCGCCACAGGAATTTCTGTCCGAGGCCACCCGGGAGCGGGCAGCTCGGGCTGCTGCACAGGACAGTGCATTGATGCGGGCGCTCGGGCTGGCACACCATTGGCAGAGGCTCCTGGACGAAGAACGGGCGGCGTCGGTGGCCGACATCGCCAAGGCCGAGAGCATGGACGTGACGCAGGTGCGCCGGGTCATGCGGCTGACCCTGTTGGCCCCCGAGGTCATCGAACGGTTGGTGGGTGCGCCCAACATTGTGCTGGAGCAGGTGATGCGCCGCCCCTGGCCCAACGGGTGGAGTGGCCAGATGCGGGTGCTCGCGCCGCCCACCTAACCGCGCCGAGCCCAGCGCCAGCAACCGCCTCCGGGCGGTTTTTTTGTGTCTGTGTTGATCTCGGTCGCTTCCGCCCAGGAGTTGCCAACCACAACCTACTGCCTCCAAACCCCCGCCAATACAGGAAGTGGCCTCGCGCACGCTCGCGAGACCACCAGAGAGAACGGAGAGCAGAGAGGCGTGCGCCGGCGTGAAAATGCTGGGTTCGAAGGGATGGCGCTCGCGAGGCCATGCCCGGAATCCGCGCCAGTACTGGGGGGTATAGGCGAAAAAAAACCAACCGATAAGGGTTGGTTTTTAGAATATTGGTGGCCAGTCGCGGAATCGAACCACGGACACGCGGATTTTCAATCCGCTGCTCTACCAACTGAGCTAACTGGCCAAGAAAGGCGGCATT